AAGTTGGTATTACTGGTGATAATGAGATTGATACTACTTCAGGCAACTTAACAATAGATTCAGCTGGTGGTACAACTACTATTGATGACATATTAAGTGTTACTGGTGCTGCTACTATAACTGGAGCTGTAACACTTTCGGATGGAACTGGTTTAACAGTTGGTCAAGGTGGTACAGGAGTAAGAAGTTTTACTGGCGATGCTATATTAATATCAAATGCTGGTGGTACTGCTTTAAGCTTTATTTCAAGTTCAACAACTGGAGCAATGTTACAATTTAATAGTTCTGGAGTTCCTGTAGCGTCTGACATTATAGATGGTGGTACTTACTAATATAAATAAGTATTAGTTAATCGTTATATAACGATTTTAAAATTAAAAGCCCTATATAGGGATTGAACATAGGAGCCAAAATTGGCACGACAGACGAATATTAAATTAAGGCGTTCGGCAACAGCCAATGCCATTCCAACTACTAGTAATCTAGATTTAGGTGAGTTAGCGTTAAATACAAACGACGGTAAACTCTACATGAAAACTACTGAAGGTAGTTTAGATAGTGTTATTCAAGTTGGCTCTGCAACAGATTCATATTTTAAAATACGTAAAAGTGTTACTCAAACACTAACAGTAAAAGTTGTTTCTAAAACGTCTGATCATGCTTATCATGGTAGTGGATCAAGTTCCGGATATAATATTAATGGTATTGAATCACCACAATTAGTATTAGTTCCAGGAAACACATATAAGTTCGATCAATCAGATTCTTCTAACTCTGGTCATCCTTTAAGATTTTATTACGAAGCAGATAAAACTACTGCTTATACCACAGGAGTAACTACTTCCGGAACACCAGGTTCTTCAGGTGCACATACGACTATTGTACCTACTGGTGATACACCAATGTGTTTATATTACCAATGTTCAGCTCATGGATATATGGGTAATAAAGCTAGCTTTAATACACGCAATTTTACTGGATTTGATACTGGGGATTTAACTGAAGGAGCTAATTTATATTATACAGATGCTAGAGTAGATGCAAGGTTAGCAGCAACTGATCATACAATAGATGGTAATGGTTCAACGGGTGGCGTAACCATATCAGATGGTAATGTACAAATTAAAACGGGTACAGGTTCTGTAGCAGCAGTAGATTTTTATTGTGAATCAAATAATGCACACAGAGTAAGATTAAAAGCTCCCGCTCATTCAGCATTTAGTGGTAATCCAGATGTGGTATTACCTAATTCATCTGGTACATTAGCACTTATGAGTGACTTAAGTGTTTCTTCCAGTGGAAGCGGTTCACTAGCATATAATAATTCAACAGGTGTATTTACATATACCGGACCAACCAATGCACAAGTGCAATCAGCATTTAGTGCTGGTACCGGTGTTACAATATCATCAGGTACAATTGCAATTGGACAAGCAGTTGGTACTTCTGATAACGTAACCTTTGGTAATATTGCAGGTACATTAACAACTGCATCACAAACAAATATTACTGCAGTAGGTACGCTAGGAAGTTTAGCAGTAACTAATAATGCTACAATTGGCGGTAATTTAACACTTACAGGTAATCTAACTGTTAATGGTACAACTACTACATTAAATACTGCTACATTAGATGTAGAAGATAAAAACATAACTCTTAACTTTGGTTCAGGAGATACTTCTTCTACTGCAGATGGTGCTGGTATTACAATACAAGATGCTGTTAATAGTTCAACAGATGCTACAATATTATGGGATCAAAGCGATGAAGAATTTGATTTTTCTCATGGTGTATCATTTCCTGATAATAAGATAGCTAGATTTGGTACAGGCGGTGATTTAAAAATTTACCATAATGGTAATAATTCGCTTATACAAGATAGTGGTACAGGTCATATACAAATACGATCTGGCACGTTTACAATTGGAAACTCTGGATTAACTAAAACATCAGCAGTATTTAATTCAGGTGGCGCTCAAGAATTTAATCATAATAATACTAAAAAATTAGAAACAACTGCAAATGGTATTACAGTATCAGGTGGAGTTACAGCTACTGGCACAAACGTTCTATCAGGTTTAACTTACCCGACAAGTGATGGTTCGAATGGTCAAGCTTTAGTAACAGATGGATCTGGTAATTTATCATTTAGTTCCATATCAGCCGGTGGTAATGCCTTTGGTACAATAGCAGTTTCCGGCCAATCAAATGTTGCAGCAGATTCTAATAGTGATACACTAACTTTAGTAGCTGGTTCGAACATTACAATTACTACTACACCTGGAACAGATACAGTTACAATCGCAGCTTCTGGCGGTGGTTCTTCAATAACAGTACAAGATGAGGGATCTGCTTTATCTACCGCATTAGGTACATTAAATTTTGTAGGTGCAGGTGTTACAGCAACAGGAACTGGAGCTACAAAAACAATTACAATACCAGGTGGAAGTAATGGAGTAACTGTACAGGAAGAAGGTTCATCATTATCTACTGCAGGAACTACTTTAAACTTTGTGGGTTCTGGAGTTACTGCAACTGGAACCGGTGCAACAAAAACTATTACAATACCTGGTGGTGGTAGTTCTAATGTATTTAGTACCATTGCGGTATCAGGCCAATCTAGTGTAGTTGCTGACTCAACTGCAGACACTCTTACATTAGCAGCTGGTAGTGGTATGACTATTACCACAAATGCTACTAGCGATACAATTACATTTGCTTCTTCTGGCGGAAGTGGTTCTGCAGCTGCAGCAGATATTAAAAAGACATTTGTTTATACTACATCATCAAGTACAACTGCATTTACTGGTGCAGATGATAATTCACAAACATTAAGTTATGTTGTTGGTGCAGTTGATGTATTCTTAAATGGTGTAAAACAGCAATTAACTACTGACTATGCAGAAACTAATAGTTCTACAATTACATTTGTAAATGCTGTAGCATCAGGTAATGTTGTAGAAATAATTGCTTATTATACATCCATAGGAACTAATAATTCTGTAGTAGATCAATTCACTGCATCAGGCTCAGCAGCATTTACATTATCTAGTAATCCCGGAAATGAAAATAATGTATTAGTATATATTGATGGTGTATATCAACAGAAAACAGATTACTCTGTAAGTGGTACAACTCTTACTATGGATACTGCTCCTGCATCTGGAGCTATAGTAGAATGTGTAACTATGAGAGGTGTTATAACCGATCAACAAGATTTAACATTAACCGGTGAGTTAGATGTAGTAACACTAGATGTTTCCGGTAATGGAGATATAGATGGTAATTTATTAGTTGGTGGTAACTTACACTTAGATGGTAATAATCAAGAATTAAGATTTTATGAAGGGTCTAATTTTGTAGGATTTGAAGCTCCCGCATTAAGTGGAGATCAAATATGGGTACTACCAGATTCAGATGGAACAGCAGGATTTGCACTTAAGACTGATGGTTCAGGAAACTTAAGTTGGGGACTTGCTGGAGATAACGCATTTAAAACAATTGCAGTATCAGGACAATCTGATGTTGTAGCAGACAGTACGGCTGATACATTAACACTAGCCGCTGGAACAGGTATTGCTATTACTACAAATGCTAGTAGTGATACTATTACAATTACAAATAATCAACTAGGTGCAAATGCATTTGGTAATATTGCTGTAAGTGGACAAACAACAGTAGCAGCAGATTCTACTAATGATACATTAACATTAGAAGCTGGTGCAGGTATAGTATTAACAAATGATGCTACAAACGATAAGATTACAATAGCAGGTGGAAGTGGTTCAGTATTTACTACAGACTTCTTTACAGCTTCTGGTTCAGGTTCAGCGTTATTAACATACACTTTAACTGAAACACCTAGTTCAGAAAATGAATTAATATGTTTTATTGAAGGTGTATATCAAAATAAAAATTCATATACACTTACTGGTAATTCATTAGTATTTGATTCCGGTATTGTAGCTGGTCAAGAAGTTGTTGTACATCATATTGGTGCTGGAGTAGTTGGAACATCTCCTACTATTCATACTGAAACTGGTAATGGGAATGATTATAGTTATACATTACCATTTACACCACCAAATGAAAATTATTTACAAGTATTTTGGGATGGAGTATATCAGAATCATGATCAATATACAGTTAGTGGAACAACATTAGACTTTGGTTCAAGTAATGTACCACCAAGTGGAACAGCAATTGAAGTTTTTATTCCTACAGTAAATGGAATAGGAACACCAAGTGATGGAACAGTAACACCAGCTAAATTAAGTACAGGTGGGCCATCATGGGATGGTAATTCAAACTTTATTATTGGAAGTCACTATCAAAGATCTGATAGTACTTCTGTTAGTTCCACATCAGCTACAACTATTGCAACACATGCAGCTGCAACTTACAGATCAGTTAAATATAATGTACAAATAACTCAAGGTAGTAGTTATCATTCTACTGAAATAAATGTTATTCATGATGGAACTAATGTAGCGATGGGAGAATATGGTACAATATTTACTGGTTCTTCTCTTGCAACATTTGATGCAACAATAAGTAGTGGTAATTTATTATTACAAGTAACCATGGGAAGTGCAAGTTCTGCAACAATTAAGGTCATGTCAACTGCAGTAACTGTATAAATAGTATTATTAAACAATGACCTTGGAGAGTGAAAAGGTAAAAAATGGCATTAACAAAAGTACCAAGTAATTTAGACGCAACTGTAGCTATTACTCAAAGTGCGAGTGATAATAGTACAAATGTTGCAACCACCGCTTATGTAACAACCGCTATAGCAAATTTAGTGGATAGTGCTCCAGGTAATTTAAATACACTTAACGAATTAGCTGCTGCAATGAACGATAATGCTTCATTCTTTAGTACAGTATTACCTTTATCAGGTGGTACAATGACTGGTAATTTATCAATTACTGGTGCTTCGAGTGCTTACAATACTTTACAATTAACATCTAATTCTACCGGGCACGGAACAATTATAAATCTAGGAGATACCTCTGATGCAGATTATGGAAGTATAACTCAATTTGCTAGTTCTGCTGGAGAAGGCGGAAGAATGAGATTCATTGCTGGTACTACAGAAACAATGAATTTAAGAGCCGGTTATGTTGGTATAGGACTTGATAATCCATCAGCACCATTACATATAGATGCTGCAGGTATGGGAGATGTATATAGTGGTAGAATAGAAAATACTACTACAGATACTGACCATTATAATGTTGTTCGTTGGATTCAAGGAGCATCAGGTTCAGCTGTAGGTATGATAGGTACAGGTGGATCTGCTACTGGGAATGCAGCTTTTAGAAATACATTTTTAGTAGGTACTCAAAATAGCACGGATTTAGTTTTTGCATCAGCTGATACAGAAAGAGCACGTATATCTTCAGCTGGTAGGATGGCCATAGGAGGCACAGGAACATCTGCAAATAATTTAACATTGCATAATTCTTCTTCAGCTGAATTAGATTTAGATTGCAGTGGTGGTAAAAACTTTAGATTTCAATCTACAAATGCTAGTGCTTTATCTATTATTGATAAAGATGCATCAAATGCAAATCGTTTTCATATCGATTCTGCCGGCAATATTGGTATGGGTATTAGTTCAGGATTAGATCGTAACTTACACATTAAAGGATCTGGTAGTGATGTAGGTATACAAATAGAAAAAGATGGTATAGGTGAGTTAAGAGTAGCTTATGATAGCACGGGTCCTTATCTATATGCTGAAAATACTAATCATGGCCTTAGAGTTTATGCTGGAAATGCTGTAAGATTTAAAATTGATCCTGATGGAGCAATTGATAATGTAGACTCGCCTCGATTTGTATCAACTAAAAATTCAACTGAGCATCAATTTGCAGTTGCTTTTTCACATGGAACTGCATATCAATATGTAGATCTTATATTAGAAAATACCTGGTGGGGAAGTTTAGAAGTACATTTAACTGGTACATATTCAAATCAAAATATGTCTGGTCTATTGGCTAAAAGATTTGGCTTAGGTTTAAATAATAGCAATTCCCAATATACAAATCAATCTTCTACAATTGCTTCAATAGGTTATGTTGCTGATAATTTTCATATAGGAGAAGTTGTATGGGATGCTACACTAGGCAAATATAAAATACCAATTGCTCACAGGAATGCAAATGGTAATGTATTACATATAAAAGTTCTTGCTTTTAGTGGTGAATCAACTACTTTACATGATAAAGCACAAAATTTCACAGTAAGCAGTGTTTATACTTCTGGAAGTTCTTATCCAAAACAACAATATGAGAACCCAGCCTTTTTAGCATATCTAACCGCTAGCCAAACTATTACTGGTTCCTATGCAAAAGTTGCTTTTAATCATGAAACCTATGACTTTGGAACAAATCATAGTAATGGAACATTTACAGCTCCAGAAAGAGGAATCTATCAGTTTGGAGTTAACTTTTTGGTATATCCTCACACTAGTGGTGTACTTAATCCACAATGGTGGAAAGCAGGTTCAGCATATTCAAACGTTGTTCAACAAGGTTATGCTAATCAATCTCATACCGCAGTAAATAGTACTATAGCTGCATTTTTAAATGCAGGTGAAACTTTTGACTTCAGAATATCCGGATCTGTAAATTCCGGAGCTGTTGTATATGGTAGCCAAGCTTATTGGTATGGATATAAGGTAGGAGGGTTTTAAAAATGGCATTAACAAAAGTAAAAGCTAGTAATATAACACTAAGTACTCCTGCAGCAAATAGCAATGACACAACACCGGCAACAACGGAATATGTTACAACCGCAGTTGCTAATTTAATTGATAATGCACCCGCTAATTTAAATACATTAAATGAATTAGCTGCAGCAATGGCTGACAACGCTTCGTTCTTTAGTACAGTATTACCTTTATCTGGCGGTACAATGACAGGCACTTTAACCACTCCAACTTTAATTACTGGTGCCTATGGCGCTAGTGGTTCTGCGGGAGATGGCTTTAGATTAAATTCAACAGATTTATATGGGCAGGTTGATGCAAGTGATAAAGTTAGAATTGCAGTATCTGGAACTAGTTTTTTTAAAGGCGGTAATGTTGGTATAAATTCTAATGCTACAAATGCTAAATTAGAAGTAGTAGCCACATCAGGAGAAATACTAAGAGCAGATGCTAATGGTGGATTAGGAGTTCTTGTTGCAAATCAAACACATCTATATACAAATAAACTTGCAATTGGACACACTTATAGTACTTCCAACAATATGGGAGATGTAAAACTTCAACTTGGAAATAACTATGCATTTGGAGGAGCATATTCTGCATTTGGAGAAACTCTTAACTCTCAAACAACTATTGTAGGAAATAATATACGTCCTGTTATTGGCACAAATAATCAAGTGATGCGTCACTATAATGGAACTGATGCAGGTAACTTTATGAAAATTGCCTATAATAAAGGTTTTACTTTTCATACAGGAATTACAACTACTCAGGGCTCAGGAGTTTCAGAAAACACAAATGAACGTATGCGTATTGATACCTCCGGTAATGTTGGTATTGGAACTGATAGTCCTGGAAGCAGATTAACAGTCGGTGATGCAAGTCATGGAGTTGCAATTGATTATGTGGGAAGCACCTTACCAAGTCCTGCAGGAATATTTACATCTTCATCGGGTCTGTCACAAACTGGTTATGGTGATTTAAATATAAAAGCAAGATCTGATTATGGAGGAAATTATTCTATAGGATTCTTTACTGCAAGTAGTAATAACGCTCCAGCTCTTAGAATGAAAATAAATTCCGGTGGGTCTTTAATTCCAGCTGGAAATAACCTTTACAATTTAGGTGATACTGCAAATCGATTTGCAAATATATTCACAAACGATTTAAATTTAAGTAATGAAGGAAGTGGTGGTAATGATGCTGATGGCACCGAAGGTAATTGGACCATTCAGGAAGGAAAAACAGATCTATTCATTATAAATAATACGAATGGTAAAAAATACAAATTTGCACTGGAGGAATTATAATGCCAATATATATAGGAGGCGCTAATAATAGTGTAATTACTGCAGGATATAAAATGGCCTCTTATTCCATAACTATGACTAACAGTGATACTACATTTTATCCAATACTGTTTAGTAGACCCATGGGTGCAAAGATTGCAATTAACAAACACGTTCATAGCGGTGGAACCTGGGATGGATATTTACAGTTTCAAATAGAAACTAATCCTTATGGTTGGGGTGGATGGAACAATACTGTTGTTTTAAAACAGTACGAAAGGTCATACAGAGAGTTTGTACATAGCTTTGAGTCAACACCAAGTTCAGGTGGTTATATTGCAGTATATTTATTAGGTGGAAATAGTAGAGTGTATAGTATTCAGACGTCAGGATATGGTGCACCAACTTTATTAAATTCTGGTCAACCATATTATAGTGCAACAGCAATTACAAATAACGGAACAACGACCACTAAAACATCGTCTACATCAGGACAGATAGCAGCTAAAACCTTGGAACCTTAATATGGAAGAATATACACCGGAAGAAACAAATGACATAGAAAATCCTTGGACAGGAAATTTTGTAAAAGGAAGTTTTATTGCTAATGGAATGTCATATGCAGATGCACCAAGAGATTTTTTAGAATCAGTAGGATGCTCAACAACTGAATTAGACGAAGCAGAATTAAATATGCTAAGAGAAGAAAGAAATAAAATAATAGCAGAATCTGATTGGATGGCAAATAGTGATGTTACTATGTCAGATGAATGGAAAACATATAGGCAAGCATTAAGAGATATAACAGAATCATACACATCAATATATGATGTTGTATGGCCAACAAAACCGAGTTAAATAAATGGCATTTTCAAAAGCAAGAAGATTATCAGATTTAGTATCATCAACTGGTGAAATATCCTCATTTGTTGATGGGTCTATTACGCATGCCGATTTACATACTAATATGGATCTTACTGGTAAAACAGTTTTAGTTACTACACAATCTGCTTCTGACAATGATACATCTGCTGCAAGTACTGCATATGTAACCACAGCTATTTCAAACTTAATTGATTCAGCTCCTGGTACTATGAATACTCTTAATGAAATTGCAGCAGCTTTAAATGATGATGCTAATTTCAATACAACAGTTACTAATGCAATAGCTGGCAAGTTACCATTAGCTGGTGGTACAATGACTGGTCATTTAAATTTTGGTGATAATGTACAAGTTAGATTGGGAACTGGTGGAGATTTTTTAGTCTATCACGATGGGATTAACTCTAGACTAGCAAGTGCCGCTCATCCAATAATGACCTCAAGCAATATAGTTCAGTTCCTTAGTGCAGATACAACTGAAACAATGCTGAAGGCTACACAAAATAGTTCAGTAGAGCTTTATCACGATAACTCTGTAAAACTTGCAACAACAGCTGGTGGTATTGCAGTTACAGGTCAGGGTGACTTTAGTACACAGGTATTGGTAGGTAATAATAATTCTCACTTTTCAGAAAACAATTTAAGGTTTTATTCTCCTGGAGATGCTTATATAGATCATGCAACAACTAGTACGGCTTTTCAATTTAGAGGATCAGAAAGTAGTGCATTAGATTCAAATATACTTCACCTTGGTCATTCATTAATTACAGCACAACAAGAAGTAAAAGTAAATGCCCAAAGTGGTAACTATAATTTTAGAGCTTATGCACAAGACGGCGATTCATGGTTTGGAGTATATGATGATGCAAATAATAGCGCTAACATAATTGTAACTCGTTCTGATAGTGCAGTATCATTTAGACATTTAGGTCATGCTGGTCAGACAGATATTCTAGGTCAATTGACAATTGCTAGACATGGTAATACAACAGAAACAGCTAATAATGCAATACTTAAAATTAATGGTAATACATCAAATGCATTTAATCATGGAATAGAATATTTTAATAATGCATTAACTGCGGGTGAAGCCGCATTAATAGTAGTTGGTTCTGCAGGAAGCACAAAAAATTCAGGTTACATAGGTTACAGATATAACTCAGCTGGTAGTGATGGTAATATGGTTACCTTTGGTCATTGGGGTGCTGATAATCTATTGACTATTGATGGAATTGGAAGAGTTGGTATTGGAACAACTACTAGTGGATCAGATTCTCGATTACATATTAAAGATGCTAATACAGATTATCGAGGTGAATTTAAATTTGAAACTGGTACTGGTGGAGTTACTGGTAAAATAATTTTAAGAACTACAGACAATTCTGATGAATCAGCATTTATTAGAAAACGTGCTTATTATTTAGAATTCAATGCGCATGATAATGAAGGTATTATCATGGGAACAAATTCTACAGAATTATTAAGATTGTGTGGACCCAATAATGCTACTACAGCTTATAGAAATGCTGCTGTAGTTTATGGTTCTGGTGGTTGTGTTCCTTCAGCTGATAATCTTAAAGATTTAGGATCAACTTCACTTAGATGGCGAAACGTTTATACTACTGACTTACAGTTATCAAATGAAAATACTGGCGGTAATGATGTTGATGGTACTGAAGGTAATTGGACACTTCAAGAAGGAGAAACAAACTTATATATTATAAATAATAAAAGCGGCAAAAAATATAAGTTTGCCCTAGAGGAAATAGAATAATGGCAATTAAAGCAAGCACAAATAAAGAAATTAGAGATTTTAATTTAGTATCTCAATTGTGCGATATTAATGGTAATCCAGTAACATGGGCTAACCCTATTTTTATTTTGCCAAGATATACAGATAGCTCTACTGCTCATACTAAAACATTTAGTGCAGCTGCAGATTATGCAGATGGATCGAATCATAATGTATCTTCGAGTGGTTGGAGTTATGACTTTGAACTCATACAAATGCCGCCGGCTGCAGGAGCTTGGTATAATTATACTTATGATACAAATAGCGGTAGAAGAGGGAGTAGTAGTAGCCCAAGCAATGGCACACCATTAAATGACTATGGTCATATGATGTCTCTTTACATGGATATTCACGTTGGCGATGGGCCACACCCAGGAGTTGGAACAAATTATGCACATATAGCACTACTGATACAGCAATACGGAGCACATCATCAGTATCAATACTCAGGTGCATCTGTTGATTACACTCAAGCAAGAACTATTTTCGAGCATAGTAGTGGAAATCAAAATATAAAAATAGCAGGACAAAATTATAGCTCTAGGCTCTATAGTCAAGTTCATTGTATGGGTAATTTTCAATCAAATAGCTATTCAGGAGGTAGATTTTTACGATTAGTAAATCATGGTGGTGGAGCAGCGAATAGAAGTAGAGTTTGCGTTACTGGTGGTCAGTTAATTGTACACGGTAGAACTGGCACGAGTTCTGCAACTGATCGTTAAGGAGACATATATGTGGATAAAAGATAATGAAATGGTTTTACAACGTCCAGCAGTTGGAATGTATCCTACACAGCAAGAAGTTGATGAACTTAAGAATGTGTATGAGTTTGATGAGAATGGATTCCCTACAGGCGAACCAATACTTGTCAAAGATACAATTACTATTGAATGGGAACTAGTAGATATTAATTGGTTTGCGGGACAACACATAGAAGCAAGCTATCCTTTATGGAAACAAAGTAATATTACTCAGGCTGGTGGAAATGAACTTACAAAAATGAAAACATTTATTGATGCAGTTAGAGCATGGGCAAATCAAGATCCATTACCTGATCCTTGGGATGGAACATTGGAGGCAATAACACCGTAATGGCAAATACAAAAGTAACATCACATGTAATAGCAAATAATGCAATAACAGCATCTATGATACAGAGTGCTGCGGTTACTGATGCCAAATTACATAGTACTTTAGATTTATCTGGTAAAACATTAACATTACCAGCAACTGCTATTCCAAGTGCATCAACAGCAACAACACAAGCTGCATCAGATAATTCAACTAAAATTGCTACGACTGCTTATGTCACAACAGCAATAGGTAACCTTGTTGATTCAGCACCAGGCGCATTAAATACATTAAATGAATTAGCAGCAGCTCTTGGAGACGATGCAAGTTTTTCAAGTACAGTTACAACTCAACTTGCAACAAAAGCACCAATAAATAATCCAACATTTACTGGTAGTATATCACATGCTTCAGATTTAACACTTGATGTTGGTGGTGATATAAGTTTAGATGCCGACGGTGGAGAATTTAAATTTCTTGATGGAGGAGTAGAAAGTCTTGTTATAGGTAAGACAAGTGGTTCTCCATACATATATCCAACAACTCAAGATAGTGATTTAATTATTTTAGGTAATGATGGTGGATCACAAATTACTGCTCTTACTCTTGATATGTCAGAAGCAGGATTTGCTACATTTAATAGTGGTGGTTCTTTTGGTGGAACAGGTGCTTTAAAAATTCCAGCTGGTACAACAGGACAAAGACCAAGTGCAGCAACAGGACAAATTAGATGGAATACAACTGATGGAGCATTGGAAGTTTATAATGGTTCAGCTTGGACTGCAGTTGGAACCGGTACATCAAATAAAGTATTAGATACATTTACTGGAAATGGTAGTAATTCTACATTTACTTTAAGTGTTACACCAGCAAATGAAGATGCTATCATGGTATTTATTGATGGTGCATATCAAGAAAAGGCAGATTATACATTAACAAATAATTCATTAGTATTAGATTCTCCACCGGCACTAAATGAAAAAATTGCAGTTCATACTACTACTGCAGCTGTACATGATGGAACAAGCGCAGTCAATAATCAATTTACTGCTTCTGGATCTGCAACATTTACATTAACTCAAGATCCGGGCTCAGAAAATAATACACAAGTTTATATTAACGGTGTATATCAACAAAAGACAGATTATACTGTAACTGGTAATTCATTAGTGTTTGACACAGCTCCTGCTACTGGAGATATAGTAGAAGTTAATATGTTTACTGTTGCTACACTTGGTAATACAGATACAGTAACTGAAGGTGTAAGTAATCAATACTTTACTGATGCAAGAGCAAGAGGAGCTATAAGCGTAAGCGGAAATGCAATATCGTATAATAGTTCAACTGGTGTATTAACTGCTAATTTTGAAGAAGGGCCAACATTTACTAGTAATGCAATTGTAAATGGTACTTTAGGCGTAGGAACATCAGTTTTAAATAGTTGGGCTGCATTTGATGGGCGTATAAGAGCTGGTGCAAGAGGCTTATATGCAACTACCTCAGCTTCAACTCAAATGGGATATAACTGGTATTATGATGGAGCTTACAAGTACATAGGAGCAGATTTTGCAAACAGATACTATCAAAATGGTGGTAATCATATTTGGGAAAGTGCAGCTTCTGGTTCTGCAGATGGAACTATAACTTGGTCTGAAAAAATGCGTATTGCATCAGATGGCAAGGTTGGTATCGGTACTACGTCAGCACCAGCAGGACTGCCTTTACAGACAAAAGTATCTAGCGGTGACAACAAGCTTCGGATGACTACCGCTAATAAAGACGCATATATTTTGGAGCTAAAAGATGCGAGTGGCGACGTGCATCTTGGTACAAACACAACAGCAGGCGCATTAGTAATTTCAGATAATGGCGATGTTGGTATAGGAACTGCTGACCCAAAACGTCAATTACATATTCACAACTCGGCTTCTACATCTACGAAAATACAAATTACAAACGGCGCAACAGGAAGCAGCTCAGATGGTGATGGGTTACAGCTAGCTATCGGCAATGATGCAACAGCATACTTAGAGCAAAGAGAAAATGCAGATTTGGTTTTCACAACCAATAACCAGGAGGCTATGCGTATTAATAGCAGCCGAAATGTAGGATTTCATGGCCAGACAAATCCTAATACACCAATTCATGTTGGAGTAGGTACATCAACAGGACCAAGGATACAAATTACACATGAAGATAGTGGTGGATTTGGAGCCTTAGATATAGATGCTTATGGTTCTGCAACACTTAGAGTACTTTCAAATTTTAGTGGTAGTGCAATAAATGGTTTACCAAATACGTCTTTCGGGCTTTTGACACCTCATGCTTATGATATTCATCTTGGTACATCGGGTGCAAGCAGAATGAGAGTAAAAGCAAACGGTAAGGTTGCTGTTGGAAATGTAGATCCTTATGCTCAGTTTACAGTTTATCGTTCTGGTAGTGATCCATATACACCTACATCCTTTTTAGATCAACCAACTATGGAATTAAAAGGTGATAACGTTAGTGGTGGATATGTAGGTACTCGACTCACAAATCTTGCTGGTAACTATGAGTGGTTTGCTGGTGTTGAACAAGATGGAAGTAATCATGCTGACTTTGTTTTTCAAGGTTATAATAGATCAGGTACAACATACCAAGAAATGGCCAGACTACATGATGCGGGAGTATGGAATGTTCCAAAACAACCGCATTGGCATGGATCAATAACAAATACTACTGGGTCAGGTATTGCAAATAGTGCTACAGCACAATATTCTCGTAACACTATTAATTATGTAACTCAAAGTGGAACTTTAAGATTTGTAGCACCTATAGGCGGAATTTATTTAATAACCTTTACTTCTATTTCAGACAATGGTACTGGAAGATTAGATAGTTCAATTTACGTAAATGGATCCACTGTTAGTAGTCAATTAAGTAGTAATAATGGAAGTGGTTATCGTCAAAGAACTGCAGCGATGACATTAAATTTATCTAAAGATGACCAAATAACAGTCTACCATGCTGATTGGTATGCTTCAACAGGAACAGGATATGAAATTTGGCGAACATTTAGTATGACAATGATTGCATAGGAGAAAATATGGCAAAAGAAATAAAAAATACAATATCAGATACAGACTATAAAGTATTTGAATACGTTACAACTAATCCAACCGAATGGGTTGAAGGATCTATACTTAATAGACTTATGGATGCTAAAAAAATTATATTACAATTAATTCAACAACATTGTAATGAAAATGAAATAGCATTAGCTGTTGGAGAAGAGGCTCAAATTTTACAAGCATTTGAATTAAATGTAGTTAAAACAGCTGAAGAACGTAATGCTGAACAAAACCCAGAATAGGTAAAAAATGGCAACACAAGTAAAAACAGGATTAATAGCAAATAATGCAATCACAGATGCAAAGATTGCTAATGTAGCTTTAACAGGTGTTACTGCCTCAAGTGGTGATAGTAGTACCTCATTAGCTACAACTGCTTTTGTTGCTGGTGAAATTAATAGTTTAATAGATTCAGCACCAGGCGCATTAAATACACTGAATGAACTTGCTGCTGCAATGGGCGATGATGCTAACTTTAGTACAACTGTAACAAATAATATAGCGACCAAATTACCACTAGCAGGTGGAACACTTACTGGAAATTTATTTTCAGGAAATAAAACAGGACTAACAGATACTAATACAGGTCATGCATTTGCACCCGGAGGTTTGGTTTATCATACTACTGCTGGAACAATTGCACAATCTTTAAATAGACTAACAAATGATGGTCCCGTTCTTAGATTTGTGGGTAACGGTACGACTGCAGGCTCAGTTGGTGTTTTAAGTGGCGG